CAAATTTAGTTCAGAAAACACAATCGTTAGTCACAAAACACAAAAAACCATGAAAACAACCAAAGCAACTAAACCTAAGTCCAAGTCCAAGAAGCCTTTAACCCCAAAGACTCACCCCTACAGCGTGGGTGAAGCCTACGTCTTCAGAACCGTTACGATGTACATAACTGGCCGCGTGGAGGCTGTTTACCCACAGGAAATCACGCTGACTGAAGCAGCTTGGATTCCTGACACGGGCCGCTGGAGTGAGTTCCTTAAAAAACCACAGTCATGCGTTGAATGTGAGCCGTTCCCCGAAGGCGTTGTGAAAGGAGTATCAAGGGGCGCGATCGTGGACTTCTGCCAAATCAAAGAGTTGCCACGATTCACAAAGTAACAACCAACTGGTGCGCCTTCTGAATCAAGGGGGCGCACATTTTTTTATGACAGCAGCAACACTTAGAGCAGGAATTAACCCGGCTAACAATAGGATCAAAAGCTGGAGCAGGAGCAGGAGTAAAAGCTGGAGCTGGAGTGGTGGCAGGAGTGGTGGCAGGAGCTGGGGTGATCGCTGGAGCTGGAGTGAGAGCGGGAGTGGGAGCAGGAATGGGAGTAAAGCACTATGACCGACAAAGAACTAATCGAAAGAACAGTTATCCCCACGGTCCGGCATGCGTAGCTCAACCTCAACCCTCATATCGGCACTTCGAGTGCTCGCCAGTGAAGACGACTCAGAGTGCGGCACGGTCGGCGGGGCTCTCTTTGAAGCAGCTGACCGGCTGGAGGAACACCAGAAGCTCCTGCGGCTTGTGGATAAGCTGTTGATGCGTCTGCCGATGAATGTGCTTGTTGGTTCTGTGGCTCAGAGAATTGCTTCTGCTGTTTGTGTATTATCAAAAGAATGAGCGATCAAATTAACCCAGACCACTACAAATGGCACCCCTCCGGGGTTGAGTGCATTACGATCTCGCAAGAGTTCTCCTCCAACCTTGGGCAGGCGATTCAGTACATCTGGAGGGCTGGCCGGAAGCCTGACCAGAGTGCGGTGGTGGATCTGAAGAAAGCTGTCTGGTTTCTTCAGGCCGAGGTGAAGCGTTTGGATAAAAATAGTGCAGTGTGAGGAAATGAATTAGCTGTGGTAAGCTGGGCCGGTGAACGAACTGGACCAGCTTGATGAGCGTGTAGAGCTGACGCTGCTGCTTGAGGAGAAGATGCGGCGTCAGCGGGAGAGGAAGATTTCGACGTACTACCCTGATACTGGGCCGCTGCGGCGAGAGTGGTATCCGAAGCACATGGACTACTTCGCCGCCGGAGCGAGGTACCGTGAGCGGTTGATGATGGCGGCAAACCGCGTCGGCAAGACGTGGGGGATCGGGGCGTATGAGATGGCGTTGCACCTGACCGGGAACTATCCGGCATGGTGGAAAGGGAAGCGGTTCGATGGGCCGATCAGTGCGTGGGCGGCAGGAGACACCGGGAAGACGACCCGTGACATCATCCAGCTTTCGCTGCTGGGACAGTACGGTGACTTCGGCACCGGGTTGATCCCGAAGACCGATCTGCTTCGGTGGACGACCAAGCCTGGTGTATCTGAGGCAATCGAGATCGTGACGGTGAAGCACATCACCGGAGGCGAGAGCCGTCTGACGTTCAAGTCGTACGACCAGAAACGCGAAGCCTTTCAGGGAACCGCACAAGAAGTCATCTGGCTCGATGAAGAGCCTCCGGCTGATGTGTACACGGAGTGCGTGCTCAGGACGATGACCAACGACGGGCTCGTGATGTTGACGTTCACGCCGCTCATGGGGATGAGCGAGACGGTGATGATGTTCTTGCCGAATGGGACGATTGAGCCTGGGGCGTTTGGGAGCAAGTACGTCGGCATGGCGACGTGGGACGATGTTCCGCATCTCTCCAAGCAGCAGAAGGAGGAGTTGTGGGCGAGTATCCCGCCATTCCAGCGAGACGCCCGTTCCAAGGGCATTCCGCAGCTTGGCAGTGGGGCTATCTATCCGGTGCCGGAGAGCGAGCTTGTGGTCGATGATTTTGAGCTACCGCAGCACTGGAAGCGATGCTTCGGGATGGATGTTGGGTGGAACCGGACGGCTTGTGTGTGGGGCGCGATTGATCCCGAGAGCGGTGCTGTTTACCTGTATTCGGAATACTATAAGGGCCAACTGGAGCCAGCGTTGCACGCTGAAGCGATCCGGGCTCGTGGGATGATCCCCGGAGTGATTGATCCGGCCTCCAGAGGCCGCGCACAGACCGATGGGCAGCAGTTGCTGGGACTGTACCGGCGGCATGGGCTGGACATTGCGGTTGCGAATAACTCGGTGGAGAGCGGTCTGTACGAGGTCTGGCAGCGCATGTCTTCGAGTCGCCTGAAGGTATTCAAGAGCCTGCGGAACTGGGTAAACGAGTTCCGGCTTTACCGGCGCGACGATAAGGGAAAGGTAGTCAAGGAAAACGATCACTTGATGGATGCGACTCGTTACCTCATAGTTAGCGGCATAAATCGGGCGGCGATTGCTGGAAAATCACAAACAACTCGCAGTTCGTCGTTTGTTGTTCCGATGCTTAACTTTTTCAAGAGATGAAAGAAGGTCTTCACAGGCAGGCAATTGAGCAATTCAATGCCATTCAGATTGCGTATCGAGATGAACGGTTGCAGTGCTTGGATGATAGACGTTTTGCGACTATTCCGGGGGCGCAATGGGAGGGGCCACTAGGACAGCAGTTCGATAACAAGCCACGCTTTGAGATAAACAAAGTTGCAATGGCTGTTTTGCGTATCGAAAACGAATATCGCAATAATAGAATTGGAGTTGAGTTTGCGTCAAAGGATGGTTCTGAATACGATTCTCTCGCTGATGTGTGTGCCGGACTTCATCGGGCCGACGAGCAGGATTCTTGCGCTGAAGAGGCCAAGGACAACGCCTTCAGCGAAGCGGTTCACGGTGGGATGGGGGCGTGGAGGCTGCGGACTGAGTACGAGAATGAGGAGGATGAGGACGATGAGCGGCAGCGGATCCGGTTCGAGCCGATCTTTGACGCTGATTCGAGTGTGTTCTTTGATCTGGATGCCCGGCGGCAAGACAAGTCGGATGCGAAATACTGTTTTGTGCTGACGGCAATGACGCCGGACGCCTTCAAGGCGGAGTGGAATCGGGAGCCGGTGTCTTTCAACAAGGAAATTGATCGCACCGAGTTCGATTGGTACACGCCGGATGTCGTCTACGTGGCTGAATACTACGTCGTGGAGATGAAATCTGAGGTGATTCGCACCTTTCAGGATCAGTTGACCGGCGAAGAAGATGGGTTCGACGAGGCCGAGTACGAGGAGAAGAAGGATATGCTGGCTGCGACCGGCTGGAAGGAGATCAAGCAGCGCAAGGTCAAGCGGCGCAAGGTCCACAAGTACATCCTTTCGGGTAATGAGATCATTGATGACTGCGGGTACATTGCCGGGAAGCATATTCCGATTGTGCCGGTGTACGGTAAGCGGTGGGTCGTGGACAATGTTGAGCGGTGCATGGGGCATGTGCGGCTCGCCAAAGACGCGCAGCGGCTCAAGAACATGCAGGTGTCGAAACTGGGTGAAATCTCGGCTTTTTCGAGCATCGAGAAGCCCATTTTCACCCCTGAGCAAGTCGCCGGGCATACAACCCTCTGGGCGGAGGATAACGTCAAGAATTACCCGTATCTGCTGGTCAATCCGGTAACGGATGCGACTGGGAACTCGGTCCCGGCAGGCCCGGTGGGGTTCACCAAGTCCCCTGACATCCCGCAAGCGATGGCTGCGCTGCTACAGCTCACCGAGGTGGACATGCAGGACATCCTTGGGAACCAGAACCAGGGTGACAAGGTGCTCTCGCACCTTTCGAGCAAGACCGTCGAGATGGTTCAGCAACGGCTGGACATGCAGAGCTACATCTACATGTCGAACATGGCCAAGGCCGAGAAGCGGTCTGCTGAAATCTGGTTGTCGATGAGCCGGGACGTGTATGTGGAGCCGAACCGGAAGATGAAGAAGATCATGGCGAACGGCAAAACGGAGCCCGCGCAGCTGAATAAGCCAGTTATGACCGAGGAAGGTGAGGCCGAGGTTGAGAACGACATGTCTGAGGCTGAGTACGACGTTGTGGTCACAATCGGGCCGACATCGGCAACAAAGCGGCAGGCAACGGTGCGATCTCTCACCAACATGATGCAGATCACGCAAGATCCGGAGATGCTTCAGGTGCTTTCGGCCATGACCATGATGAACATGGAAGGCGAAGGGGTCGGTGAGGTGCGCGATTACTTCCGCAAGAAACTTCTGCGGATGGGTGTTATCGAGCCGACCGAACTGGAGGCTCAGGAACTCATGCAGGAGGCTCAAAATATGCCACCTGACCCGCAGCAGCAGTATCTGGAGGCGGCGAGCGAGCAGGCCCTTGCACAGGCCACCAAGAGCCGCACGGACACGATTCTGACGCTGGCTAAAGCCGAGGAGACCAGAGCAAAGACGGCTGAGACACTTTCCAAAGTCAGCAATCTCGATCAGGACCGGATCTTTGGTCTTGCAGACCGTATAGGGCAAGCGGTGCAACGCGAAAGCATGGCTCCGCCTATGCAATAAATAGGATTGCTTTTTTTTTCAGTTAACAGCAAATGGATACCAAACAAAAGGCAGACGACGAGACGATAGACCAAAATAAAGAAGAAGTAGTTTCTGAAGTTGAAGTCAAAGAAGAGCAAAATCCTTCTGTTGATGAAAACAAAGAAACTGATTCTAGCAAAAGCGAAGAATCTTCTGCGAATAGCGAAGAAGATAATAGCTCTAGTGAAGAAGAATCTTCTGATGAGGTTGTAGTCAAAATCGACGGGGAAGCGCCGCCCCAAGAAGAAGAGGAAAAGCGTGCTCCAGAGTGGGTTCGGAACGTAAGGAAGACCAATCGTGAGCAGCAGAAGCGGATTCGGGAACTTGAAGAGAAGCTGAAGACTCTGGCTCCGGTGGAAGAAACACCGAAGTTGGGGCAGAAGCCCTCTCTTGAGGCTTGTGATTATGACGCTTCCAAGTTCGAGACCGAGCTTGAGCAGTGGCACCTTCGCAAGCAGCAGGTTGAAGCAGCCGCGCAGAAAGCCAAAGCCGAAGAGGCGAAACAGCAGGAAGCGTGGAACTCAAAGTTGGAGAACTTTCAAAAGGCGAAAACCTCTTTGAAAGTCAAAGACTTCGAGGAAGCTGAAGAGACCATTCAAGAGATCCTGAATCAAACGCAGATTGCTATCATTGTGGATGGGGCAAAAAACCCTGCCGAATTGGTTTACGCCTTAGGCAAGAACCCTAAGAAAGCCAAAGAACTCTCTGAGATAAGCAACCCAGTAAAGTTCGCGTTTGAAATAGCTAAACTTGAAACTCGTGTGAGCGTGGAACGTAAAAAATCAGCACCACCGCCAGAAAAGACAGTGAAAGGAGCTGCGCCATTATCCGGCTCATTTGACTCGACGCTCGAACGGTTACGTGCGGAAGCAGATAAAACGGGCGACCGTTCAAAAGTCGCAAAGTATCTTAAATCTCAACGTAATAACTAATTATGCCTTCTGCATTCTCAAAACAGGAAACTGTTTTCTTCGATGAATTGTTGGCCGGATTCGATGACCGACTCAAGTTCGGTCGGAACGTCTCGGTCTTTAACGCTGACGCCCAGACCTTGGAACGCTCGCAGGGGACTGCGATTTGGCGGCCCATGCCGTACATCTCGACCTCCATCGACGGTCCTGCTGGCACCAGCATCTCCTCGTCCTTCAGTGACGTGACGCAGTTGTCGGTCCCGATCTCTCTCGGGTTTGACAAGACCGTCCCGTGGGTGATGACGAGCAATGACCTCAATGACCCGCTCCAGCGCGAGCGCAAGATGCGGTCTGCCACCCAGAAGCTTTCCAGTGACATCAACGTCGCCATTGCGAACGTTGCTGGCATCCAGGGCACGCTTGTCGTCAAGCGTCTCAGTGCGGCTTCCGGTTACGATGACCTATCTCTTGCCAATGCTCTTATGGAAGAGCAGGGGATTGTGGACATGGGCTCGGCCCGGAAAGCGTTCATCCACACTCGCGACTATGCGGCGATGGCTGGACAGCTTGCCAAACCTCAGACCTCTGCCAACTCGAAGGTCAATAAGGCCTTCGAAGACGGCTTCCTCGGTCCTGTGGCTGGCTTTGACACCTATTCCGCTGAGTACACATACCGTCTGACGGCAGCTGCTGGCACGGGCGTTACGGTGAACGGTGCAAATCAACGCTATGTGCCGAAGGCGACTTCGACCGCTGCGACTGGTGAAACCGCCAACGTGGACAACCGATACCAGAATTTGACGGTTGCAGTGACCTCTGGGGCCATCAAGGTCGGTGACAAGTTCACGATCCTTGGGGTGAATGCGGTGAACGCAATCACCAAGTCTGACACTGGACAACTCCGCACCTTCACGGTGACTGGCATTGTGTCCGGCGCTGGTGGATCTGGCGTGATTACGATCTCGCCCCCCATCATCGCTGCCGACTCCAGCCCCACGGCTCCTGAGTCGGAGTACAAGAACGTGACGGCAACGCCTGCAAACGGTGCTGCAATTACCTTCTTGAACACGGTGTCCTGCAACGTGGCTCCCTTCTGGGACGAGCGGGCAATCGAGTTGCTTCCGGGCCGCAATGGCGTGGACGGCAGTATGGCTGAGTCCGGTGCCACTTACATCACTGGCACAACTGACCTCGGGGTCCAACTCATCATGTACAAGTTCTTCGACATCAACTCGAAGACCTACAAGTACCGTTGCGACACCCGCTTCGGTGTGGGGATGACCAATCCGCAGATGTGCGGTGTGATCCTGTTCAGTCAGACCTAATATCTGACTGAAGTAGAAGAGAGGGGTGGCGATCCCGCCCCTCTCTTTCTTTTTCTTAATTACTTCATTCTTTTTCGTATGCCGCTAAAGAAAGGTTATTCTCCAAAAACTGTATCCGCCAACATCAGGGCGGAGATTAAAAGTGGGAAACCACAAAAACAAGCTGTCGCTATTGCGTTAAGTGTAGCGAAAAAGGCTAAATCTAAATCAAAGAAGTGAGATGGCAAATCCGACGATGCTTTATCGTGTTGGTGGTCCGCATCAAATTGATGGTGGCTCATTTTCTTACGTTGTTGTCGATTCGGAAGACGAATCGGTCTTCAAGAAGACGCTTTCCGAAGGATGGCATCTAACGCCTGTTGAGGCTTTGGCCTACCACGAGGGTAAGCTTGAGCCCGCAGAAGAAAAAATCGAAAGTCCTCGCATTCCCTCTGTAAAGCCGACGAGGGCTAGGGTATAAACGGTCATGGGCTACACCAAGCGACAGTTCGTTGAAGCTGCGTTTGAGGAGATCGGGCTTGCGTCGTATGTATTCGACTTGCAGCCCGAACAACTCGAAAGTGCAGTTCGTCGCTTGGATTCCATGATGGCCACTTGGGATGGCAGAGGGATCAAGGTCGGTTATCCGCTTCCGTCGAGCCCGGAGAACAGCAATCTGGATTCTGAGACAAATGTTCCGGCGCTTGCCAATGAAGCGATCACGCTGGCACTTGCAGCCCGTCTTGCGCCACAGTACGGCAAGCAGGTCTCCCCGGAGACGAAAACCGCCGGGAAGGTCGCTTTTGACGCATTGCTGAATATCGCCGCGTATCCTCTGGAGAAGCAGCTTCCCAATATGGTCCCAGCTGGATCTGGGTATCGGGCTTTCGATCAGGTGTTCTTGGACCCGCCAAACACCGCTCCGCTTCAAAATACAAACAACGGGTTGCTTTTTAATTAACATGGGCTCAATCGGAAATCTTTCAATCACCGATGCCGTTACGGCTTCCACACGCTTTGCCGTGGATCAGAACGACATGGACTTCTCTGTCTCGGTCGGAGCCTTAATGGACTACATCGAGTCTCAAATCCAGACTGGAGACGGCAAGCAGCTTCAGTACGCAGCTCCAGCAGCCACAGGCTTTGCCGTGGCAATCACAGACTCCAGTGCGAGTGTGTGGCTTGTGCTGACTCCCGCTGCCGGGTACGCCGCCGGGACGATCACGATGCCAGCGGTCGCAAATTGCGTTGAGAATCAGGAGGTCTTGGTGAATTGCACACAATCGGTGGCAACCCTGACCGTGGCAGGGAACGGCGGCACCGTCATTGGAGCCCCGGCAAGTCTTTCAGCGAATGGGTTCTTCAGGCTGCGCTTTGAGCCGGTTCTGAAAATTTGGTACAGAGTAGGGTAATTTTATGTCTAACTTTTTCAAATCTCGTGACGGAGTTATTCGTCAACTCACAGACCTTGGCAATGGGGGGTTTGCTGAAGTCATGGCTCCACAGGCTCAGAACACATGGAGCGTCGGGTTCGCTGGAACTGGAAGCGGACTTTTAGCCAAAGACCTTCAGCAGCTTTACCGTTCTGGTTCTGTGACTGTATCGCAGGCCAGCAGCAACTTACTTGTTGCCGCTGGAACAACTGCTAACGCTGAATGGCTTGCAGTGTCTCGGCGCTCTTGGAATGGATCTTTTATTGCGAGAGGAAAGTGTATTCTCTCACAGAGGATTGCGAACAATAACTTTGTTTACATTCTGGCTGATAGAATTGGGGACGGACTTGCTGTAACTGTAAACAGTGCGACTTCCATCACTGTGGCTTTTCCCGGGCACGTGTTCACGACGGAGAACGTGGGGCAATTTATGTGTGTTGGCGGGGTGAGTGGAGTGAATGGAGTGCCCGGAAGGTACGCAATTGCATCTGTCGTGGCTGGCGTTTCGATCACCTTCACTGTTGCCGGTTGGCCCGCGAGTGGCAGCGGAACCGTCTCTCTTTTTGGATGGAACTACTACCGGAACCTGTACTCAGGAGCGACTGCTACATCCGCGCTCTTTGATGCGCAACGGTATGGGTGGGCTTCTGGAGATACAACGGCCACAGTGAACACCACTGCATCGCCGGGGCATGTTTGGCAGATCCAGAATGATGGGCGGACTGCGTATTTCGGTGACGAGCTTGTTGCATCAACTGCAACCTCCAACGTAACTCAACGAGCATCCAGGATTGAGAACATTCCCGATGATGCAGTTGATTTGTATTTATACTTGTGGTCATTTAATGGAACCACAAATCCAGCGTCTTCTACGACTTGGACTGTATCATTTGTCTCGATTGAGTCGTATCCAAACATTCCTGTTCAATTTGCAGGATCAAGGCATCTCGGAACACAGGCGGCAATCCCGGCGCAGATCGTTTCTGGAACGATCACTTCAGTCACTGGTGTAACGACAGTCACGACAGTTTCAACTGTCACTACAGCAGGCACTCCTGCTGTCCCAGCAACTCCTTATTTCCTTAACTCTGCGGCTTCGACTAACGGAGCCTTGATTTTGGCTGGAACATCTGGAGTTTGTGCATTTTGGGCATCCAATACAGGTGCAACAGCAGCCTTTGTGAAGCTCTACAATAAAGCCACAGCCCCAACAGTTGGAACGGACGTGCCCGAGATGATTATCCCGGTTCCTGCGGCAGCAGGTGGTGTCCCCGGAGTTGCTCAACTATCCCCCGGATTCAATGCGTACCGATTCCCGCTTGGTTTAGGTATCGCTGTCACTGGTGGATCAGCCGATTCAGATACTACTGCCGTCGCAGCCAGTCAGGTGAAGGTGAAGTTAAGCCGCACCGTCTAATTATGATTCTCACGACAATGTTAGTTGATCTGCGCTCTGGTTGTGTGTTTTGCACGGCAGAGAAGACGACCGAAAACGGGGTTAGAACAGGCGTATCGTTTACGATTCCAGAAGTGCAACTTTTGGAAGAAGCAGCGAAAGATGGACGGTACACTTGGGACAACGAAGATGTGCTGCGAATTGGGTCCATTCTATTCGGCGCACAAATCTCCTGACATGGCGAAAAAAGTGTCACTCGCAGTTGGGCGTGGCGAGAAGCTTCCGGTCTCGAAAGGGGCCGGATTGACGGCTAAGGGCCGCGCCAAGTACAACGCTGCGACTGGCAGCAACCTGAAGCCTCCGGCTCCGAACCCGAAGACCAAGGCCGATGCCGCCCGCAGGAAATCTTTCTGCGCCCGCATGAGTGGGGTGCCCGGCCCCATGAAGGACGAGAAGGGCAGACCTACAAGGAAGGCTGCAAGTTTGAAGCGGTGGAACTGTGACTGATGCAAGTTCAACTCCTATCTGGGATCTACACTGATGAGCGGTCGGACTTTCGAGTCTCGTACCCGCGCAACATGGTGCCCGTAGCGCAGAACAACGGGATCCTAGATGGGTACTTGCGCCCCGCAGAGGGCATCGTTGAACTGGCGACTGGACCCGGATTGGACCGTGGCGGGATCGAATGGAACGGGGTCTTGTACCGTGTCATGGGGACGATGTTGGTTCGCATCAACTCTGACTGGACAATTACCGAGATCGGCAACGTCGGCGGCACAGGACAGGTGACGTTTGATTATTCGTTCGACTACTTGGCCGTGGCTTCGTCTGGAGCCTTGTATCTGTACGACGGGACGACGCTCCAGCAGGTCACTGACACGGATCTTGGGACTGTCGTGGATTTCGTGTGGGTGGATGGGTATTTTATGACCACAGACGGAGAGTTCTTGGTGGTGACAGAACTTAACAACCCGTTTGCGGTGGACCCGTTGAAGTACGGCTCATCGGAGTTCAATCCTGACCCAATCAAGGCTCTGCTGAAGCTTCGAAACGAGGTCTATGCGCTGAATCGGTACTCCATCGAAGTGTTCGATAACGTCGGCGGGGAGAACTTCCCGTTCCAGAGGGTAGACGGTGCAGTCATCGAAAAAGGAGTCATCGGCACCCATGCCTGCTGCCCGTTTGTGCAGTCCATCGCATTCTTGGGTGGCGGCCACAACGAGCAGCCGGCGATCTGGCTCGGGAACAATGCTGTGGCCCAGAGGATTTCGACCCGCGAGATCGACAAGCAACTCCTCGAATACACCGAGGACGAACTTTCTCAGGTGCTCTTGGAGAGTCGGATGACGCAGGGGCATCAGCTTTTGTACGTGCATCTGCCGGACAAGACGCTCGTGTTCGACTTCAACGTGTCGCAACTGGCGAAGCAGCCGATCTGGTTTGTGCTGTCGTCTGCGGTCCGCGACGATGCCCAGTATCGGGCTCGAAATTTGGTGTGGATCTACGGGAAAACGGTGGTCGGAGATCCACAATCCTACAAGGTTGGGTACCTCTCGGATGATGTGTCCTCCCACTGGGGAAATATGGTTGGATGGGATTTTGGAACGGAGATTCTCTATAACGAGGGGCGTGGCGCGATCTTTCACGAGATGGAGCTTGTTTCGCTTACCGGAAGGCAGGCTCTTGGATCGAATCCGACAATCTGGACCCAGTACACGACCGATGGAGTGACTTGGAGCCAAGAGAAGCAAATCTCGCTTGGGACCACAGGCGACAGAGCCAAGCGGCTTTGTTGGTTTCGGCAGGGGTCCATGCGGAACTGGAGGGCTCAACGCTTCCGTGGCACTTCGGATGCCCACATGTCTGTCACCAGGCTCGAACTTAAGCTTGAACCGCTCGCGGTGTAATGAAAGATCCGCGCCCACTCACACGAGATCAGCTTGAGGCTTTCCTTGGGACAGATCACCGGGCGATCCGGGCATTCGAAAAGCTGTTCGATCTGGTGCCAGCGAGCCTCGATGACAATTCCGCAAGACTCGAAGAGGTAAGCATCGAATCAGCATCGGCTAACGCCGCTGCACAGCAGGCCCTAGCGAGCCTCCAAAGCATCGCTGGCTCACTTGATTTCATCGCCTCTGCCCCGCCCCAGCAGGGGATTTTAGAGCAATACCGAAATGCAATCGAACTTCTGTCTGTTGCTCCTCCTGCCGGGGAGAATCCACCGAAGCGGTATGGAACTTTCCTCGACACAACGACGCAGACGGCAGCGGCGATCAACACGGCTTATGCCGTCACTTTCAACACCACGGACCTATCATTCGGGGTTTCTGTTGGTAGTCCCACTTCAAGAATTGTCGTTGATACACCCGGCATCTACAACTTTCAGTTTTCTTGTCAATTAGACAAGACTACATCTCCAGTTGGTCTTGTTTGGATATGGGCAAGAATTAACGGAGTTGATGTCGCAAACTCTGCAACGCAGGTTCGTATTCAAGGGAATAACGACGAGAGTGTCGCTGCTTGGAATTTTGTTTTCGGAATGAAGGCAAACGATTACTTTGAACTGATGTGGGCCGTTGATGACAATACCATCCAGATCCAGTATTTTGCTGCTGCTGGGGTTGTACCTGCGGTCCCCTCAATCCTTTTGAGCGTCACTAGCGTATGAGCGTCATCGTCAAAAACATCATCCCTCGAAAGCAGGCTGAGAACTCTCAGACTGCCCAATATACTGCCGTGAACTGCAAGACGCTGATCGACAAGTTCACCGTGACCAATACGTCTGCGAGCAACGTGACCTTATCTGTGAACTTGGTGGCGAATGGCGGAAGTGCTGGAGATAGCAACCTCGTGATGAAGACCCGTACCATTCTGCCTGCCGAGACGTACACATGCCCGGAGCTTGTCGGACAGTCCCTTGAGGCCGGGGGGTTCATTTCAACGATTGCGAGCGCGGCAACATCGCTGACAATCAGCTCAACTGGGAGAGAAATCACCTAATGCAACTGGCCCTTCCAGAGGTTGAGAGTAACATGCTGGCACTCCCGCAAGTGGAGTGTCCGGTCGTGCATCATTTTGGGCCGGGAGTGTACATCCGTGAAGTGACAATTCCAGCAGGAACGATTGCGCTCGGTCACTACCACCGGCACTCCCACATGAACATCATGCTGGCTGGGAAGCTGGCGCTTCTGTGCGATGACGGGCAGATCCGCATTCTAACGGCTCCGATGATGCTGGAGAGCGCCCCCGGTCAGAAGCTGGCTTACGCGATCGAGACGACCGTTTGGCAGAATGTCTACGCGACCGAAGAGCGGGACATTGAACGGCTTGAGGAGCAACTGTTCGAGAAAAGCGAAATCTGGAAAGCACACGCAGCCGACGTATGGGCTCTTGAATATGCAGCCCGGCAGGAAGACCGGGAAGACTTCGCGGAGATGGCTTCAGAGATCGGACTTGAGCCGAGTTTGATTCGGTCACTTTCAGAGGATGAGTCCGATCAGATCCCGTTTCCGAAGGGGACTGCTCAGAAGCTGACGCAGAGGCCCTCGGCACTCGAGGGAGTTGGAATGTTCGCGAGCGCACCGATTGAACAGTGGGAGATCATCGCCCCAGCCAGGCTTCTCGGGAAGCGGACTCCGGCAGGCCGGTTCGTGAATCACTCGAAGAACCCAAACGCATTTTTCGTAAAGGACGACCGGGACGACATTCACCTTGTGGCACTGCGGAGAATCCGTGGCTGCATGGGTGGGGATTCTGGTGAAGAAATCACCGTTGATTATCGTCAAGCCATTGGAGTTTCAGGTATAAAGGAGATCGTATGAGTGCTGTCATCGCTGCCGTGGTTGGATCAGTTGGGGGATCAATTTTAGGTGGGAACCAAGCCAAGAAGCAGGCCAAAGCTGCTGCTACCGCTCAAGAGAATCAGGCTCGCGCAGCAATCTCTGACCAGCAGGCCCGCGAGGAAGAGGTCAAGAAGTTGTTCTTGCCGTATCTCGAGGCAGGAGTGGCCGGTATTGGCGCACAGCGAGAACTGATGGGGTTGGGTGGGCCGGGGACACAGCAGAAAGCCATCGAGGCACTGCAAGCATCTCCAGAGTTCACTTCGCTGATTCAGCAGGGAGAGAATGCCATGCTTCAGAACGCATCGGCGACCGGAGGGCTCCGTGGCGGCAACCTTCAGAATGCGCTGGCCCGGTTCCGCCCGCAGGTACTGGCGGGCCTAATCAATCAGCAGTACGCTAGGCTCGGGGATCTTTCCCGTCTTGGACAGGCTTCTGTTGTTGGGCAGGCGGCGCAGTCTCAGGCCGCCGGACAGCAGATAGCCTCACAGTTCGGCAACATCGGAGCCGCGCAGGCCGGTGCAAATCTGACTCCGGGTGCGACTTTGGGTGCGACTGGGGCAGTAAAAAACATCAGCGGACAGTTCCTTGGTGGAGGGATAGAGAACTACTTTAATACTGGAAGTTTCAGTTTTCTTCCACCTGCTCCGAAAACACAAAAAGAATAGCAATATGGAACCTTTTAACTACCGGGCGATGCTGCCCGATCCATCTCAGGAATTGCTAAA